CGTTTAAAAATTCTCGTTTTTCAGTAGTAATACTAACGTTATCTAAAGAATTTTCAACTGTTGGATTTACAATGTGACAATGGAGGTGAAGCCAAGGATTATGTCGGTGGATACTTTTTAATAAAGGGACTGCCCAGTCATTGTAGTATTTTTGATCGCATCCTAATAATACATTATAACGTGGCATCTTCCATGCCCGCCGCTCGTAGTTTAACTACGTTTGTAATTTGCCATTGCTTTTGATCAAGAGCTTTGAGTACACCTAACCACCATGTATTATATTCCATTAACTTTTATCCTTGCAAATAAAAATTATGTGTTTCTTAAATTCATCTGTTTTTATAACAGAAAAATTATTATTAATAATATTAACAACTTGATCTACAGAATGTAATTTAGGATTTTTTATCGATTCTGCAAGGTGTGCATCTCTCCAGAAAGTAAAAATATATGAATCTGATTTATTTTTTACTTTAGAAAAGAAATTATCTATATCAAACAAATATTCTAAAAGACCACTAGCTACTATATAATTCCAAGAACCTTTTGGTAATTCGAAGTCTGTATTAAAGTTTATTTCGTAATCAGCAAGTGGCTGTTTATAATCGATGCCTGTATAATCTTTAGGAGAAGTGTATCTAAGCAAATCTTTAGATCCACATCCTAGGTCTAATATTGAAGAATCATCTTTTATAAATTTACTAATTCGTTCATTTCTTTTAGACCATCTAGGATTAAGTGTTGTACTTAATGTAGGAACATAATCGATCATAGGCTAGCATCCTCCATGCCTGCTACTCTGAGTTTAACAACGTTTGTAATTTGCCATTGCTTTTGATCAAGAGCTTTGAGTACACCTAACCACTTGTTGCGCATAAGAGCAAACTCGTTGATAATCTTTTCGTAGTCAACAACGTCTGCCTCACCGTCTACGTATTTTTCAACGTCACGGCTTGACAGAGCTCGTTGATAATTTTCTAAATATTTTTTAAAGTATGAGCTACGCAACCTACGTAGCTCAATATTTAGATAGTTTAGAATGGCTTCAATTTCTTGAAGTTGGTTAAAGCGATGTTCAACAATGCCAGGCATTTCTGCCGCAGCACGTTCAACATTTCCTACAAGTTTACACTCGCTTCGTGCTTCTATTAGTTCTGTTTCAAAGTATTTTATAGCATCGGGAATTTTGCTTATATTTCTTGATACTTCACTATACCATCCCATTTGCAATCCTTAAATTAGTTTGTCTTTCCAAGTTTTAGGTGTGTGTTCGTTTACTATTTCTAGCGGAAATGTGTAATCAAAAGGCTTTACGCCTCGTCGCCTAATATACTCTGTTGTTCTTATCACTGCTGTTCGAATATTAGTTCGTGTGTTATAGCCGAGCAACCGTCTTGCTTTGTCTGCACTGCACGTAGCATGTTTAACTTCCCTTGGGCGATCTGGCATGAATATCGGAGGTTCACTAACTCCTGTTTCGTCAGCAACCAATCCTGCAAGTTCTTTTATAGTAATAGTGCCTTCGTCTGGTCCTATATTAATAATTTCACCTGATATATTTTCGTCTAATGTTATACGCTCTAGGCAGTTAACACAGTCGTCTACATAACTAAAACAACGTGTTTGTAACCCGTCACCGTATACAATAGCAGGCTTGCCTTGCAAATTACGATTAATCATTATACTCATTACGTTGCGAAAAGGATCGTCGTATCGTTGTCTAGGGCCTACAATGTTATGCGGAACAGCAATGTTCCATGTCATTCCGTGTGTGTCACATAGTACTTTTAATACTTCTTCTCCGGCCACTTTAGCTATGCCGTACGGATCAACTGGTGCAGGTGTCATATCTTCTGTGAAGGGATTTTGTTGGTTTCCATACCGTGCCATACTTGTGCAATATACAAATCGTTTTACGTTATTTTCTATAGCAGCACTAATAGTTGAAACACTTGCTTGGAATATATTACGAGTAATAAAGTCAGGACTAAAAACACTTAATCCCTCGTGCGCAGTGGCAGCAGTATGTACTACAATATCTGCACCTTGCATAATTTTAGTCATTCTTTCACGATCACAACAGTCAACCTTAAACAATTGTGCTTTTTCGTGTACATTATCTTCGTAGCCACCTAGCAGATTGTCATTACCTAACACTTCGTGTCCAAGTTCGATAAATCTATCTGCTAGGTGGCTACCAAGGAATCCTGCTATACCAGTTATAAATATTTTCATATTATTACTGGACTACTAAAAAATTTAATAGTCCTCGTTGTCACCATCTTCATCTTCGGCATCTAAGTAATAATTGATAGCATTATCTAGAGCTGTATCATGTCCTAGAGTATTAATTAGATCTTCGTCAGACACACCATAATCTACTATTAGATCTACATAGTGTTCTGCTGCTAATTCTAATTGTTTTTTATCAATATACGCCCTAAATAAACTCCAGATATCAATAACTTCTTCTTCAGTCATTTGCAAATTCTTCCTCAATAAGATTATTGTCAGTTGCTTCTTCGTTATCAACTTCAGAGGTATTTACCACTTGTGACTCTTTTACTAAGTAGTCTGACATAACTTTATCGAGGTTTGCACCAATCCACTTTTTACGATAGTCAAGAATTTCTTCACCATCAAGCGTAGTGTACGCAAGTCTGTTGCCTTGCTTTTTAATAATGTCTTTTGCTTCAAACAATTCAAGCAAGCCACTATACGGATTCATACCTGTTTCGTATGGAATCTTAACTTGTACACCTTCAAAAGGTTTTGCATAACGAGTCTTCATAACCTTACAGCCAGCACGGATACCCATAACTTGACTGATCTTGTTACCGTCTTCGTCTTCTTTCAGCTTCAACTTTTTCATTGCAACAACAATACTTGATGCATAAATGAAACCCTGTCCACCACTGATCTTGTCATCTGGATCAAACATATCCTGTGATGCATATGTGTGGTTAGTACATACTAAGCCTACGTTATGTGAACCAATCATGTTAACTGTGTTACGAACAAGTGAAGTCAATGCCTTAGGCTTACGACCCATATCACCTTTCATATCACCTTTGTTAAACTGATCAACATCTGTAGGTGTTAACAACATGCCCAAACTATCAATAACAAATAATACCTTAGGACGGTCTTCTTCGTTCATTGCTTTGTAGTCCGTCATAAACGTACTAATAGTTTTAGCAACATCATCAATCATTGACATGTTAAGTTTAAGTAGCTTGTCTTCTGATGTATCTACATCTAGTGCATGTAGCCACGATTCGTCAAGTGCATTCTCTGAGTCAATAAGAACTACAAAGATATCTTGTTGTTGTGCTTCTTTTACAATGTTACCTGCACAAATGTATGATTTGCCTGCGCCTGACTCGCCTGCAAATACTGTTACCTTACCCATAGGAACACCTTTATTAAAGTCTCCTGAAATAAGATAGTTAAGGGCATAGTTACCAGTGCTAATCCAGTCAGTAGGATCGTTAAATCCTGAACTCATACCAGATATAGATTTTGTTAGTGCCGTCCGAAACTTAGTCGGATCAAAAGCTTTATTAGCCATAATATCTCCTAAATTAAATGTACGGGGGATTTCTCCCCCATTGTTATTACTGTCCTTGACGTGCTCTAATCATTGCAAGAATGTCGTTTGCATCACCACTAGTTTCGGCTGCTGGCGCTGCTTCTGCTACTGGTGCAGCCACTGGCGCTGCTTCTGCCGGTGCTGGTGCTGGTGCTTCTACTGGTGCACTTTGACTTACAGCAGTTGCTTGTGGGCTTGCCGCTACGTTAGGATCACCTGTACGTGCTTGCATACCTGCTGGTCGAAAATATTGACTCCACTTGTTTGGATCGTATGCTTCGCCGTCCACTGATGCTTCAAACATTTCTTTAATAACTTGTACTTCTACGTCAGTTGGCTGTTTAGGTAGGAAGTCTGACATGTTAAACAGGCCGTGTGTATTAATTGCATTCATTTCGACATCAGTAAGTGGACGCTCGCGACGTGCCCAGTTTGATGTTGAATAATCTGCATATCCACCTTTGCTTGTCTTGGTAAGACGGAAGTCTACGCCAGCAGTATAATCTGTTGGCAATTCTTCCATGTCAGGATCCATTAATGCCGCTTTAATAATTTGGAAAATCTGTGGTCCAATTATAAATCTACGAACTGGATTCTCGGGGGTTGTATCTTCTCCTAAAGGATTGTCAGTAACAAAACCTTGGAAGATGTAGGAACGCTTTTTCCAATACTTACGACCCATATCTTCTAATGAAGGATCCTTAAACCAAGGACGTACTTCTGAAAGAATTGGACACGTTTCGCCGTACATTTCCATACACGGAACTTGCACTTGTACTGGACGTGAATCTGTTTCACCTTTGATTCCAGCAAACGGTAATTTGATCATTAAACGTTCTTGCCAGAAAAAAGTGTTGTTAGTATCGCCATCAGGAAGGAATCGAATGGTCGATTGCTCGCCTTCTTTCATGTTCCAAAACGGGTAAATTGCGTTGTCGCCGCCGCCTGAAGTGCGGTTGCCTGAACTGTTTGCTTCTTGTTCTTTGAGCTTCGCTCGAATTTCTGCTAATGATGCCATAGTGCCTTTTCTCCTATAATGTATGCCTATGTTAGAGCAATATTATTACTGCTCTAGGTGCCTAATTTGTGTAGCACAGTTATTAGTATAACATCGCTACAATAGTTGTCAAGTCTTTTTTTAAAGAAAAAACATAAAAACTTATAAGTGGGTTAGCAGATTATAAACCTGCTAACTCTCTCATTCTTAAATATTCGGTGTCTTGTTCTGCCTCTTTATACCCATACATTTCTGCTACTTTATTGTTTATCATTTCAATAAACTGCTTTGCAGGAGAGATATACTGCTCACCGTAATCTTTTTCTATCATAGTAAGTATTGCTGTTTCACCTTTTGGAAACTGTCCGGTCTCTCTATCAAAGTAAGATAGAATAAATTCTGGCAGTGGTGTCTTTTGTTCTTTTTCTATGGTAATCTCATCACCATCTGGACCTTGGATCTTGTCGCCTTTTTTCTTGCCATTCATTTTGGCTTTTGCTACAGCGCCTGAGTATGCATTGCCTTCGTCAAACTCGATATCGCCGTCTCGGAATGCTTCATCAGCCTGTTGTTGAATGTCAGCGTCATCCCAATAAAGCATGTCTTCTGGACCAGGTAATGTATTAGCAACTATCTCTGGCTTACCGTTTTTAATTTCAACTTCAACTTCTACTTCGTGTTCGCCACCATCTTGATCAGTAACAAACAACGCCATAGTTCCTACTTTGCCTTCTTGTGTTTCGTTAGTTTCGCCTTCAGCAGCTTGATACTTTTCTGGATCACCTGTTCCGCCGCAATCTGGGCAACTCTTTGGACATGTGTGATCGCAATCACTTGATTCACCAAACTGACCCATCATTTCTTCAAAGCCTTGTTCTATTTGAATTTCTTCTTCTGACTCAATCTTCTTACATTTGTTTACACGCTTGCCTTTATTCTTGCCTGTACCTGCTTGTGTGCCGACTTTTCTGTGTCCGGGCCAACACTTGTCTGGTCCTGCTACTTCGTCCAACTCATCTGGGCCTAGTTCTGTTGCTTTTGTTGCTTCACTTACTAGTTTGTAAATGTATGGAAATACATCTGCTAGTTCTTCGTTAAACTGACGGATAGTCAATTGGTCAATCCAGTTTTCAGCAACATCACTAGGAACATCTTCCATTACTGGGGTTTCAAATGCTTCAAATGTTTCTTTATAATATGCTGGCTTTTGGAGTGACTCAATTGTTTTCTTAACTGTAGAAATACGCTCTTTAACAACGTCTACATATCCTGCGAGACTTTCTGCCATTACAGCACTACGTCCCATATAGTTTTTAAACTTGCGCAGTTTTGACATTTCTTCTGACAAGCCTACAATGTGCTTACCAAAATCATCATAAGCATTACCGCCTTCTGCTACGTGACGTGCCATTGCTCTAGCACCACTTAGGTGTTTGAATGGATAACGGAATCTTTCACCATCAGCACTTTCAATATAAATTTTACCAATTTTTTGTGTGCGTCCTGTAGCAGTTTCTTGATTAATATTTTCTGTATGCCTAATCATAATACGTGCTTCGCCTACATTTTGATAGCTAATGCGGCTAGTGCCGTAAAGTTTTGATTCTGTCATTGTTCCGTCCCCAGCGCGATTGTTTGCTAAAAATTTATAATCTCTTTTATTTAAATTTGTTTTTGTTATGTCTCTTGTATCAAAGTTTAATAACCGTTTACGAGCAAATACACGAAGCTCTTTTAGAAAGTTATACCAGTTGTTTTTTATAGTATCACTTTCGTTAGCAATAAAATCGTTAGAGTATATAACAGTAAGTCCTTCATCTTCAGATATACTTACTGATACTTTTCCTTTTGCGGTGCTTTCTGTATATTCAAAATCAAAAAAACGAGCCTTCGCAGGTTCGTTAGTAATTTGTCCTTGAGCATCGCCTATTGTAACGTTTTTAAAACGTCCTCTGATTTTATTAAATAGATCGTCGCCTATTATGTCAAGATTTTTCATACTAGTATTTATCAATAGTTAGTGCTTATAAAGATCGGCATTGGAGGTTCATGGTCTTCGTCATGTTCTGCTTGATTAAATGTATTGTACACTCTAGGATCCCAATCTTTTAGTACACTCATCATTCTTAGTGCGAGTAGCGTTGCCGAAACTAAGTCGTCATTTATTCCTGATTTTGCTTGGAAGCTGCTTCCAGTTGCTACAAAACCTTTTAGTTCGCCTATTAAAGGTTTTGAATGTACAGTCATTTTATCATTTTCAATCATTGTTTTTAATCGACTACATGCCGTAATCTTTGTTGAGTGCGTAGTATTAAATCCTTTGCGAAACTTTCTAACGTGACCTTTTCTCATTGGCTCACTTACGAACAAACCCGGAATGTTCTCTTCCCCAAAATCGTTTATAACGATCAATGCCGCTTCACCTATGCCATTGTTTTCTACGCTCCAATACACATTATTAGCTCCTGCTGAGCCTGCAAGATATTTGCATATATCAGCTAGGATTCTAATTTGCCCGGGTATAGCAGTTTGATTGTGCTGCCATTCTGCTACTTGTTCATAGCTTGGTAATTCAAATACTTGAATAGCAGCGAAGTCGCCGCCTGTGCCCATGCTAGGATCAAGTGCTACTGCATAAGTGTATTGGCTTGTTGGTTTTTTATACCAGCGGGTTTGTCCCATATTAAGTATAGGACTGCCGCCCTCCATGGCAGCAAGTTTAATTGAGTTGATTAGTGTTTCATCAAATACTAGGAATTCACATCCGTACTCGCGTCTAAACTTTTCTTCACCAATACGTCCAATTTCTTCTTCTTTCCATTTGTCATCTCTATCAGGATGTTCGTGCCATTCAGCAACAAAACTATGAAATCCATTTACACCCAACTCTTGCTCATTACCGTGTGCGTCAAACTTTTGTTCTGCTTGTTTCCAAATAGTAGCAAATGTATCTTCGTCTGAGTTAGGTGTGCTAGTAATAATAGCACGGCCACCTGTTGCTAGTGTAGGTGATATTGATGTCCAAAACTCTTCTGCGATGTTGGGTTGCACAAATGCAAACTCGTCACAGTATAGTAGCGAGATACTCATACCACGTCCTGTATTACCTGTTGTAGTCTGTGCAACAATACGTGATCCGTTTTCAAATTCTATTGATTGCTTGTTGTAACTTGTAACACCTGCTCTAATATGATCAGGACAAGTTTCATACACATAACGTATGCGTGACATAATCTCTTGTGCACCTGTATACTTGTGCGCTGCAACAAGAATAGTTTGATCTGGATTAAACATGGCATACCATGCTAGATATATACTAGCACATGTAGTTTTGCCTGTTTGCCTAGGCATCATATTAATATTAAAGCGGTAAGTATGATAACTGTGCATCAAACGCAACTGATACTCGTACGGATCAAATAGTAGTTTACCTTTTACAGGATGTTGGATAAATGCAAATGCTTTTGCAAAGTATAAGTAACCTTCATCAGGATCCATGCACTTAGCAATGTCCTCAATTTGGGCATTTGTAAATGTTTCTTGTTTGTTCGCCTTTTTAATTAAGACGCCGTCTAATGATGCTGCCATACGTATATTTATTGAAAAAAATAGGGTCCGTAGACCCTATTTGATAATAGTAAAAAGTTTTACTTTTTAGCCTTTTTTAAGATCGTCTTTGCCCTTACCATCGATAGCATAACTTGGGACCATTTTACCTGTCTTAGGATCTTTTACCATAGACTTTTTCTTTTCAGCAAGTGCTCGGTATAGTTGTGATTTGATGCTTTCAACTGCCATTGCATTATCGCCATCTTGTGCTTTCTTAAACATTTTCTTTTTCTTGTTTAATCCGCCACTTAAATCGTTAAGCATTTGATTATGATCCCCATGCTTTTCGTCTGGCTCGTTAGCGTAACCTTCGTCTGCCATTTCGCCTAGCTTCTGCTGCATAGCATCATGCTCCTCAGCAAATTTTTTCCCATCGTAAGGTCGTACAAAATTAAAGGCCAAAGTAGTAACACTTGGGTCACCGTAATATTTGTGTTCCTCAAAATTTGGTTCACCGTATACATTTTTATATGTTTGCACATCTTTTGGGCTGACATTTACGACGAATCCGCCAAACTGCTCAGATGGATAACTCCACTTTAAAGGAACGCCTGGAATATGGCCTACTTTTCTTGCTTCTTCTATCTGACTGTCACCTTCCTGGCTTAGAGCGCCTTCGTCATTTTTGTTGAGAATAGCAGCTGCTTGGCTTACATCTTCTGTGTCCATGTATGCTTCGTCTGGACGATTGTCGGCACCTGCACCGCAGGGTGAATCCATTTCAGGCTCATCAACTATATCACGAAGTCTTTCCATATCCATTCGCACTGGCATCATGTCTGGTGCCATTGGTTTTGCATCTCCTAGTCCTGCATTTTTCATCATATCAACTAAGTCTGCAACGTGTTCTTTACCACTTGCATTCATTGATATATTCATCGTTACCGGAGTACCTTTGTCTTCTGGAGCAGGTACTGGCGGAGGTGGAGTAGGCATCGGATAGCCTTCCTGTACGCCTTGTAGCGACTCTAATATAGTCTTCATTGCAGAATCGTTTGTATTTGCTGACTTGTAATCGCCTTGTTCTGCAGAATCCAAGTTTTGTAATATTTTTTTCATATCCATAATTAGCTCCCTATTGGACTGGTTGCGTTTTCTTCGGTTGTTATATCTTGAGAATCACCTCTTGGCGCACCTTCCATAGGATCGTTTTCTCTTTCTTTGCGAGCTTTTTCTAATTCTGCAAGCAAGTCCATTACTTTAGTTCCGCCTACATTTTGTTGTGCAGTATCTGACTTAACAGGATCTACATATTCACTATTTAGTAAAGCTTCGTAGGGGCCGTCGTCTTCAGTACGAGCCTCTCCAGCTTGATCACCGTCTGCAATTTCTTGCGCATGGGGATCTACTACTCTTACATATCCAGGCTGTAAACAACCGCAATCTTCTACATATTGTTGTAGAACTTGTGTAGTCGTAGGATATGCAACTTCAACTTCAAAATGTGTTACTTCCATATTTTGTAACTGTGGAAAGTCTAGCGGACGTTCTTGAATCGGAGTCCTTTTACCTTTACTTAAATTTTTAAGCTGGTATTTTTGAAGCATAGTTTCTAGAGTATCTTCAAAATCTTCTGCTAGTTCACCGGCAACTGAAATCTTGAAGAAATAACTTTTCTCAGCTTCTGTCAAATATTGTGTAAATGGTTTCATATTATCTCTCTCAGATAGTGTTTAATATTATTTATCCTATTTATTGATTATAACCATAGGTTGATGAAAAGGTGCATAGTCTTTAGCTATTTTAACATTATAATTTAAAGATTCTAATTTAGAACAAAGCCAGTTTAAATTGTATATAGAGATAAAAAACTTTATATCAACATTAGTTCGACTTGTTTGAGTTAGTACATTGTTGTTTATAAAATAATTATAAGTTTGTGTTGCTGCTAT